CGTGCTCATTTCCTCGTGCTCCTAGTTATCGGATAGGTCCGAATGCAAAAAGCCCCGGGTGATTGCTCACGCGGGGCGCTGGGGGTGGCCGTATCCCTGGCCGTGGGAAAAACTTGTCTAGCCGGCTGGCAGCCTTGCATGCGCGCCGGCATTGATCCTCATGATCGTGCGCTCGGTCTCGGCCTGCTCGTGCATGGCGGTCTGCTGCAGGCTGGCCTCGGTCTGTTCCTGGCGGCTGGCCAACTGCAGTTGCAGGCGCCGGATCTCCTGGGCCAGCTGCTCCATACGCTCCTGGGGATCGGCAATGGCGGCCGCCTCGGCCATGGCTTTCTGGGCTTTGGCCTGGCGCTCCTGGATCTTGGACTGAGCGTCTTCCATCTGCAGCTGCATCGCTGCCTGTTGCGCCTGGGCCTGCGCCTGCTGGGCCTGCTGCGCCTCTGGGCTATCCGGATCTGCTGCGTTGATGCCCAGCTGCTCGCGCAGGAACGCCGCCATCTCGTTGCGCTTGGAGAAGTCGCTCATCTCAAGCGCAAACGGAATCAACAGCGCCTGGTATTGCGGCGGCATGGACTTCAGGATCTCGGCAAACTGGCCGAACTGCTGTTGTCGGTAACTCGGGGTGGACGGCACATCGCCCAGCGTCACCTTCACCGGCGCGATCTGCACGTCGTTGTGCTTGCACGGCATGCCAGCCTCGGTCTGCGCGGGGATGTTCACCACCACCCGGCGCTTGTTCGTGCCGGTGTCGACCAACACATCCATCTGTTCGGTCATGTCCTCTTTCACAAGCTCAAGCAGCGCCTGGCCCACCAAGCGGCGTGACATCCGATAGTTGTCGTTGATCTCGGCCAGGGTAGTCACGCCTTGCTCGACCAGCGATTGAATGGCCGTGCCGCTGGTCGCATTGCTGTTCTGGCCCATCAGCGCCGAATAGACGCCGGCGGCCTCCTGGATCGCCTGCTTGCGCTCCTGCATCACTTGGAATTGCTGGGTCGAGAGCTGCATGTTGTCATCGACCTTGATCTGGCCGCGCGCTGCAGCCGGGTTCGTGATGATGAAGGCATCGGCCCGGCCGATTTCGCGGCTGGCTGTGGTCAGCGTGTTGTACTCAGCATCGAGCGCATCGGAATCGATCAGAACTCGGCGGGCGTTGAGCAGCCACATCATGCGCGCCGTGCGTGCGTTGACTTCGTCTTGCGGGCTCACCATCGTGCGAATCAACCCATAAGGCACGCCTGTCAGATCTTCGCGGTAGCCGAAAAACGGGATGTACGGAAACCGCCGTCGGTTGGTGGCGCGATCCATCAGTCGAATCGGGCCGCAGTAGAATGCCACGCGCAGGCTGTCGTAGACGGCGACCTTCGGCTGCACAGCGCCGGCCGCGACCACTGCCCGATGGTACGGATTGGAATCACACCACTCGATCACGCGCCCGCCAGGCAACGAAAGCACCAGGCCGCGATTCCAGACCCGGTACCAGACCTCGAAGCACGTCACCTGCTGGCGTGTCGTATCGCGCCACTCCAGATCGTCCCAAGAGGTTCGCAGACCCTGGTCCATCGAGTGCATGTTGACCGCGTCGATGCGATTATCCAGCGTGAGGTAGTCGGCCCAGTCGGCAAAATTGCCGGCGGCCTTGATCAGCTCGGCGTGCTGCGGGAACCAGGCGGCCAGGTGATCAGCGTCGTAGCGCTTCTTGCGCACGATATACCGGGCATCGGACCAGTCCGGCTTCCTGCAGCGCCAATCCCAGTAGAGCTCTGAGCGGTGGATGTGCTCGACCCTGTACGGATATTCGAAGGGGTTGCTGTTGCGCGAGATCTCGACGGCGGAAAACCCAGCCTTCACTGTCTCTGCATAGGCATCCGAGTTGGCCCGGTCCGCGTGGCTCTCGCGTTCGGCTTCGTGCAGTTTCGCTGACAGCGCATCGGCCACGTCTGCCCACTGGTCATCATCCGCAGAAACCGTCCAGTCCGTCCTGGCTTTCGCTTCCATGCCCAGGACCGCATTGACGGTGGGCGCGATCAGGTTCGTGATGAGCGGGCCCAGGCCCTTGTCGGCCAGGCGCTGTAGGGTCTCAGGATCGAGTTGGTTGCCGTCGTAGTAGTCGGCGCATTTGTCCGCCTCACGCCGCCAGACAGGCTGGTCGCGGATTTCCGACAGCCAGCGCTCGAGCTGCGTCACCGACATCATGCCGCGCTCAAACGGCGCCTTGTCGTGTGCGCTCGAATCGCGCGCGCTCTCGCCCAGCAGCTCGAAGCCAGCGATTGCCTCGGTCATCCGCGCCATGATTCCCTGAACGGCTCGAAGGTCGACAGCGTCTGGGCCTTGGCATAGCGCAGCATCATGACCCCATATCTTGTTGCATCCATCGCGTCATCCATTTTCTTGACCACCACCCCGTCTTTGCGGTGGTAGATCCGGTACTCTGAAAACCAGTCTTCCAGTCCTGCGAACACCTTGAAACGTCCCGTGCTCATCCTGTTGAGGATGATCTGCAGGCCAGGCTCCACACCGATCGAGCCGTCCTCCCATTGCGCCCTCTCGGGCAGCATGGCCACGCCCTCGGCGATATACTCATCGCGCATTGGCTTGCCGCTGTCCTTTTGTGCCTGCAACGCATCCGATGGCCAGGCCACCGGAATCCATGCACCACGCGCCTTGATGGCGCTCGCGTGTACAGCCGGGATCTGCTTGGCTCGTTTGTAGGCGTCGTAGACGTAGATCACATCTGCGTCCCTGTTGTGCGCCATCCATATCGCAGCCGTAGGGTGATCCCAGCCGATGTCCATGCCGCAGATCCGCGGCCATTCGTCCGGAATCGAGAATCCCGGGATGGTGATCTCCGACTCCGGAATCGGATACACGGCACCAGACCCAAGCACCGGCTTGCCAAAGGCGCGGGCCTCGCGCTCGTGTTCCGGGTAGCTCGCCACAATCGCGTCAGCCTGCTCCCGGGTGTAGTGCAGCGCGTCGTACACCGTCATGTACGTCACATGGGTGCCAGCCACCTCATCGTGCGTGAAGCGCATGACCGTCTCGCTCATGCCCTGCAGCGGTGTGAAGGTCAGATAGACCGGCCCAAGCGTGGCGTTTGTGCGAGTCAGCGCCTCGGTATAGATCTCGTAGGGCGGTTCCTCGTCCAGCCAGAAAAAATCCAGTGTGTCGGCCTGAAATTTCTCCCGACCCTGGTCGTAGGACTTCAGCACCAGGGTGGACTCGCCACCTGAGACGTGGCGCACGATGATGGAGCCCACTGCATTTGGCACGCCCTGGCGCGGCCTCATGGACACAATCCTGGACTTGGGGATCGAGCCCGTGCCGACCTCATCTGCCACACCGGCCCGGCCCAGCAACAGGCGCTGCACGCCATCGCGGGTGAGCTCGGCAGATACAGATGCTGCACCGCCATTTGTCGGCCGGTCGAACCGCTTTCCATTCCACCAGTCCGGGTATAAACCCGTCAGGTGCATTGCCGTCTCAAACGATGCCGACCAGGTCTTGCCAGACTGATTGGATGCCGACAGCAGTCGCTCTCGATGCGTTGCCCCAGCGGCATGGAATTCAGCCTGCTTGGGGTACGGACGGTAGTACTGCAGTCGGTTCTGCCTGGCCCGGCGGGCACGCTCCATCAGCGCCTGGGCAAGTTCAATGCGCGCTTGGCGTGATGCTGCCTGCATGGCGATCAGTGCATGGTCGGTGTTGCAGCAGCCCCGTGAATGTCCGCGAGCACCGCATCCACAGGCCGCCCTTCCAGTTCAGCGACCTGCTGCGCGGCTTGCGCGACCTTGCGCGCGATCTCCTGATCGGTGGCGCTCTCCAGTTCGCCAAACCGGACTTCCTTGCGATCAATGAACATGCCGATGTGCTTGCCAATATCGACCAACGTGGCGCGCTTGTCGTACAACTTGACCTTCAAACCATCTTTGCCCTGCGATACCTCAGCAATCGCAGCGGCCGTGTCATCGTCGATCTCATCGGCAGCCTTAAGCACCAGGCCGTGATACACCTCGACCACACCCTCACCGTCTTCATCGCCCGGGGCCGGCGGCGCCACCCGCAACTCAGTGTTGCCCCAGGTCACGACCTTGCGGATGTCGCTGAAGCCTAGTCGGGCAAGTTCGCGCAGCACCATGTCTTGCGTGATCTTGGTGCGTTTCGAGCGTGCCTCTTTTCCACGCTGCACAGCTTGCGCTACCCAAGTTTTCCCAAGCAGCTGGGCGCCTATGCGATCGGCCGTCTTTTCGCTGTATCCAGCCCTGATCGCTGCCTGCGTGGCATTCAGGTCGATCAGGTATTCCTCGACGAACCTCTCCTGCTTTGGTGTCAGCTTGCGGCCGCGCTTGGCAGCCGCCTTTGGCTTCCTGTTGGCGGTCATGATTTTGATCCTGCAAAAAACTGCGCCCCGCGAATCCGAAGATCCAGTGGGGCGCGAAGATCCCAGGTAGCGGGATCGGAGGAGACAACTGGGAGGGGCCGACTACTTGCGCTGGCACAGAACAGACTTACCGTCGGTTGCACAACTGTAGTCGGCCAAACTGATCTGCACCTTCGTGGCTGGAGACGCGACCCACCAGGCGCCGACGATGGCAGCCACGGCAATGAGAATGCCGGTGGCCACTGTTGCCGCGCCACA